ACATAGATGAGAATGGTGGATTCATGGATGAAGAGCTAATTCAATTAGATAATGGATAATATGAAATACTTTATTATTGGGCTGATAGGTATAATAGAGATAGTAGTATTACTAGCAATCTACCTAGAGCTAGAATATATAACTAATTCTTTAGGACTATAATTTGAGAAAGTCAAGGAGATATGTTATAATATAGGTAATAAGTAACTATAAATTATATGGCTGGAAGTCAATCAGGAGTCAGAAGACTCAAAGCTACCAAAAGACAAGCAGCCAGGTCTGGAAAGAATACTAGCCCTAGTTATAAGAAAGCTAAGAGAAAAGCTAAAAGTAATTACTAATGTATTTACTATTACCATTGATTTTAATTACTGGAGCTATAGTAGGATTAGTAGTCCTAGATTATTTAGCTGCACAAAGATAATATATGGCTGGACAACCATCAAAATATGATAGGAAATATATTCCAATGGTAGATGAGTATCTAAAGACTAGAAAAGATACTGTATTTAAGTTTGTAAAGACAGATGGGAATAAGACTACAGGATATGAAAGATTGATAGATGTAAAGCTCCCAACTATAGAAGGATTTGCATTATATATCAATGTAACTAAGAAGACTTTATATAATTGGAGGGATAAACATCCCAAATTCTTACACTCTTTGGGAAAAATAGTAGAAGAACAAAGAAAAAGATTATTAGATAAAGGGTTATCAGGTCAATATAATCCTACTATTGCTAAGCTAATATTAAGTTCTAATCATGGTATGAGAGAGAGAACTGATGTTACAAGTGATGATAAGCCAATGCCTCAACCTTTGTTATCAGCATTAGACAAAGACAATGCAATACAAGATAACAACAGCAACAAAGAAGATAGCAGCACTGAAGAAGAGAATTAGAGCAGTCCAGGGTGGAACTTCAGCATCCAAGACTATCTCTATCCTTATGAACTTGATTCATTTGGCTCAGACAGATAAGGAAGCTACTAAAACTTCAATAGTATCAGAGTCCTTTCCTCACCTAGCTAGAGGTGCAGAGGAGGATTTTAAGAATATATTAAAAGACCATCACTACTGGGATGACTCCTGTTGGAATGGTACTAACCATGTCTATACCTTCAAAGAGTCTGGGAGTAGAATAGAGTTCTTCTCAGCAGACCAGCCCTCTAAGACTAGAGGACCTAGAAGGGATAGGCTTTTTATAAATGAGGCTAATAATATACCCTTTGAAGCCTATGAACAGCTAGAGATTAGGACTAGGGAGTTTATATTCCTGGACTGGAATCCCACAAATGAGTTCTGGTACTATGAATTTGTCCATAATAGGGATGATTGTGAGCATATTATACTCAATTACCTGGACTGTGAAGCTCTAGAACAGTCTATTATTGATACTATAGAGTCCAGAAAGGACAGAAAAGGATGGTGGATGGTCTATGGACTAGGCTTATTAGGTGAAGTAGAGGGTAAAATATACAAAGATTGGAAGATAATTGATGATATACCTCATGAAGCAGAGCTTGTAAGGCGAGGTATGGACTTTGGATACAGCAATGACCCTAGTACAATCATAGATATTTATAAGTATAATGGTGGATACATCCTGGATGAGATACTATTCCAGAAGGGATTGAAGAATAAACAACTAGCAGATGTGATATTAAACACTGAAGAACCAGGTGTATTAGTGGTAGCTGATAGTGCTGAACCTAAGAGTATTGATGAGATAAGGGAGTATGGAGTCAATATACTGGGAGCTAAGAAGGCAAAGACTACCTTAGATGGACCTAAACAGACCTATCTTACCTGGAGAATCAACATGGTGCAGCAACAAAAGATAAGTATGACTAAGAGAAGTATCAATCTTATCAGGGAATATAGGAACTACATGTGGCAAACAGACAAGGATGGAAGGATACTCAATGTACCTGAAGACCTATGGAATCATGCTATGGATGCCCTGGGCTATGGAATCATTAGTATTACTAACCCTCCTAAGTCAGGAACTCATGTATTTAGACCTAAGAAACAGAGAGGATATAGGGCTCAAAGTATATTAGATGAGATAAAACAGCCTAAAGTAAGTAGTGGAGTGCATATAAATACTCCAGGAGTTGGCTATAAAAGCCGATATAGTGTATAATAAGTGATATAACAACAAACAAATGATAGGAAAAACAGATAAGCAACCAGTATCACACTATCAACCATCTAGGGAAGTCCAAGAACTAACTGCCTATGTCAAGAAAGACTATGACCAGGGGGTTAGGATTATTAACAAACCCTATATAGAATTGAATGATAGGTCAGTGATACAGGATGAGAATAGAGGGCAGCTCATGTTTAATGCCTATGTAGATGTGTCTGTTGAAGACCCATCAGAGGAATGGAAGTGGAGAGGTACTAGGAGTATGGCTAGAAATAAGGGTATTGCAATGCATGCCCAGCTTACTGCTAACTACTTACTCCCTCTTTTTATTGCCCAAAATGATGATGATGAAGTAGATAGAGGATTCAGTGAGATAATGCAGGATATAGTAGAATGGATGGCTCAGCCTACCAACTCTACCTACCAACAGAGCTTCTTACAGATGGTATTTGGTATGGAAACCAATCCAGTTACCTTCATGGGAGCTGAATATTGTGAGGTAATGCAGACTATTAAGACTAAAACAGAGTCTGGTGATTACTCTACTGAAGATATACTAGATGAGGTTCTAAGTGGCTTCAATGCACCAGTGTACAGTTCTAGTCAAGTATTGATAAACAATGCCTATGAGAGGAGCATGCAGAAGCAGAAGTGCATCATAGAGAGAAGATACACTACCTATGAAGAGCTAGAAGCTAAATATGGTGAGCATGAGAACTGGGAATATGTCCAGGCAGGCATCAAATCAGTCTATTCAGAGGAAGAAGGACTGTTTTATGATGTCAAAGATGATGATGATTATAAGGATTTAGTAGCAGAAGAGATATATAAATCCAGAAGAGAAGACACTGAGATACCATTTATCAATGGAATATACATGGGAGAGAGTAATACAGAGGCTAATGCTATAAGGCATAGAGATGCCAGGAATGCTCCTAAGTACAATAAAGTACCATTTGGATTCAGTAGAATAGGTGAGCACTTCTTCTATTACAAGAGTATGATGAACCAGATGGGCTGGGACAATATGCTATATGATGCTATGAGTGAGATAACTATGAACAGAGCATTACTAGAAACAGAGATGCCTATAGCTATTTCTGGTGGAGATAAGATAGATTCAGAGGTTATATTCCCTAACTCAGTAGTATCCTTTGAAGACCCAGCTACTAGAATCAGTCCACTTATACCTCAATCCAATACTCCACTAGCCTTTAATGCCCTAAGAGAAACAGAGAAAGCCCTGGAAGATGACTCAGTATCATCTACTATGAGTGGTCAATTACCTGAAGCTAGTCAAAAAGCCTACTCAGTAGCCCAGGCTAGAGCTGATGCTAAGAAGCTGATAGGTGGAACTATGAAGGTAATGGCTGATTCAATGATACAATATGGTGATTTGATGAAGGATATAGTATTAAATCATATTACTGTACCTCAGGTAGATATGCTTACAGGGGATACAACTAAGCTCAAATATAGGTCATTCTTCCTGGAGAATAAGCAATCAGGTGGCAAGATGGGAGAAAGAAGTATTAAATTTGATGAGTCTTTGATAGGAAATGAGATGACAGAGATACAGAAGATGGAGTATCAGATGAAATTACTAGAGGAATCAGGCTATCCAGACAAGAAGAAGAGCATGGCAGTGGTCAATCCACACCTATTTGCCAAGTTCAAGTACTTAACTAAGATAGATTTGGAAGCTATGTTCACTAAATCAAGCGAATATATGCAACCTATACTGATGGCATTGGATGCTCAGATGGCTAATAATCCATTTAGTAATAGAGAAGAGCTAACTAAAGAGATATATTATACTGTATTTCAATCAGAAGGTGATAGATTCATGAAGAAGCCTGAAGAAGTACAGCCTGAAGGAGAAGGAGCTAAGGGTATGGCAGCCTCAGCAGGAGCTCAGGCACAAAATAGAATGCAAAATCAGCAGGTCAATACTGCTGCTAAAGTAATAACTTAATAAACTAAGATGAAGAATCCCAATAAAGCATATTGGCTAGGCAGGAAGAGGTCTGAAGCCACAAAAGAAAAGATTAGGGATAAATTATCTGGGCATAAATTATCAGATAAAACCAAAGAAAAGATGAGTGTATCTAAAACTGGTGATAAGCATCCTGGCTGGAAAGGTGGAATATCTAAAGATAAAGAGTATGTAAGCTGGAGAAAGAATAAAAGAAATAGAGTTATCAAAAGGTTAAAGCAAGAAGGTAAATCACATTCATATAAAGATTGGTTAAAACTTAAAGAAAAGTATAAGAATAAATGTGTTAGCTGCCAAAAGGTCGGAGCAGAGGTAGGGCTAACAATAGACCATATAATACCTCTATCTAGGGGTGGAACAGATGAGATTGATAATATTCAACCATTATGTTTCTCCTGCAATGTTAAAAAATTTACTAAAATAATTAACTATTTAAAAATATGTCAATAAGATTAAAGGAATACAAATGCGTAAATGCTGAGAAGATGGATAGAGCCATCAATGGTTCTATGTCTTCAGGTGGCAGACTTGCAAATGGTGTAGGTATGAAGGCTACTGAAGGAGAAAAGCTAGCCAAATATGATATGTATGGTGGCTTAATTGAGAATAAGGATGGCTATAAGGTCAAAGCAGGGTGCTTCTGGGACTTTAAAGCAAAGAAAAGGTTTGCTAAACCAGAGGTAATGCTAGAGATTAGGAGCATTTCTACTGGTAAAATAGTATTTCATCCTGAATCTAAGAAACTTACTCCAGACCTAATAGCTGGAGCTGAGGAAGTAAAAGCAAAGAAAGAAGTATTGAAGAAGAAAGCAAAGAAGAAAAGTAAAAAGAAATAAATGAACTGGCTAATCAAACAATTATTGAAGAGGCTAAGCAAAGCAGAGAAGCATACTGTACTCACTGAGCTGGTAAAGCACCTATTCAATACTATATCTGCTGAGGATATACTCCAGGAGCATAATGGTGAATGGATATACAGGGGTAAGAACCTAATACCTGGTGAGAAAGATGCAATGATAGCTGATGCCCAGATGTTTTATAAATCAAGACTGTGGCAGGTGCTACAGGATGATGCTAAATATCAGGCTAATAGAAGGATGTATCTTAAATCCAGGACAGAGAATGATATGATAGCTGGTAAAATGTTAGTTTATAATCTAGATATTCTTAACACTAGGCTCAAGTCTATGGTTAAGGGTACTGGAATATTTAATAAATAGACCCATTATAGGGATGCCTATTGCCTGAACCTCAGGGCATGACTAAGGCTTAAGAGGATGACAACTATGTCTGATGAAAAGAAACAGGATACTGCTCCTGAGGTTGAAGAACCTAAAGTAGATGCTGAACCTGAAGCTGAAGAAACAGGTGAGCACATTGAAAGTAAAGAAATAGACTATGAAGCTGAGTTAGCTAAAGAGAAAGAAATTAGGAAACAAGCTGAGAAAGCTCTAGCCTCTGATAGGTATGATTCTTCCAAAAACAAGCGAACAGCTAATGAGGAGGATGACTCCTCTGAGGAAGATGAGCCCTTAACTAAGGCTCAAGTAGAGCAAATGATTTCCGAAGGCACTCAAGTGAGCACTAAGGCTGTTACTGAGGCTAAGGCTGAAATCATTGCTAGTACAATAGCTGGGTCAGATGCTGAGAAGAATCTGATGATGGATTATTGGAAGCACAGAGTATTTCCTAAACATTACTCTACAGAAGATGCTATGAAAGAATGCCATGTATTGGCTAATTCTAAGAGAATACTAGGCAAAGTTGATGAAATTAAGAGAGCCATGAAAGGAAAAGATGGTATCTCAACTGATTCTGCTACTACTCATAGGGTTTCAGCTAAATCTGGAGCAGAAGGTAAAGTAAGCTCTGATGTCAAGAAGGTCCTAGCTGATGGTAATTGGAAGTATAATCAAGCTGCTGGCAGGTATGAAAAACAATCTGGTAGTGGCAAATTGATGTATAGGGATGCTAAGACAGGTAGAATTAGACTAGAAGGAGAAGCTCCTCCTCAAGCTAGATAGTTTAGACTAAGCACCTATATGGTGGCGAGGTATAGACCGAGAGTCTATGCGAAGTTTATAATTAAATAAATAATAATATGTTAGGTGATTTAAGCGTAATTGGACCACAAGCAACACAAAAAGTGCATGTAGCAGCTTCTGCTACTAGGTACTATGCTGGTGAACCAATGATTCAAGATAGTGTTACATGGACAAGTGGTGCAGCTAGTGCCAATGTACATACTGTTGCTGCTATTGATTGTGTAGTAGTAGGCACAGATGTATTTGGTGGTATTGCTATGGGTAGAGCATTGCCATTAGATTCAGGTACTTTGGTAGCTCATACAGTAAATGTAGCTAAACCAATCCCATTGATGGGTAGAATTAGAGGTAATGCAGAATCTGCTGCAGCCATTGATACAGATGCTGAACTATTAGCTATCATGCAAGATATGGTTCTTGTAGATTATGATGCTACAGGTTCTCCATCAAGTGGTCCTCTATATACTATTGCTGCTGCTGCTGCAGACACATCAGCCTTCCAAGTAATAGATGGTAACACTACTAAAGGAACTATTGATGTAACAGTAGTAGGAAATGCTTACAGATTTGATTTCGCATAATCAGTAAGTAGAGATTTTATAAATTAACAAGATACAAATATGCCAAATCCAACAGGTGGTTTCACTGGCAGTCTGTCCCCAGATGCTGTACAAACAGCTATTGATGAAGCAATGTATGAGGAATACTCCAGAGAACAACAACCTCAATACCTTTCAGCTTCAGATTCATTCTTCTTCAAACAAGGTGATTTGCCTCAACTGGCTTTCATCTGGGATGAAGATAGTAATGTAGGAGAATTTGACAAGACTGGTGAACAAGCAGAGATTTTAGATACTGATACATGGGTAGGTAATCAGACTAAAAAAGCCTCACAGAAATATACTAAACAAGTACCAATTTCTGATGAAGCATTTAGAGCAGATGGAATAGGAAAGAGAGCTCAAATTGGCTTTCAAGTAGGAGATAGAGCAAGACAAACTCAAGATAAACAAGCTATCCTGGACACCTATGGTGATGCCTTTGATGGTTCTGTTAATACAACTCCAGATGGAGATGCCTTAGCTTCTAGCTCACATACAACTCTAAAGGGATTCACAGTTGATAACTTGGAAACAGGTGCATTGACTCCTGATAACCTTTGGACTCAAGTAACATCACTTGCCAATCAACAGGGTCAAGATGGTGATGCTGGTTCTCATGTATTTGAAGGTTTGCTAGTCCCATTCTTGCTGTATAAAACTGGTAAAGAAGTAATGAACAGTGAATTGATTGCCAATTCTGCTGAGAACAATTTGAATATCTTTGATACTGACTATGGTCAAGTACAAATAAGAGCTTCAATTTTCTTAGGTTCAACATATAATGGAAATAGTAATGCTAATACTAGCTATCACTTGATTTCCAGGAATCACATGATTTGTAGAAAAGCCTTCTATGGTTTAACAACTACAATGATTTCTCCTGAATATACAAACACTGATAGTTATGTACTTAGAAGCAAATTCCATGAAACATCCTTCCCAGGTTCTTGGACTGGATACTTAGGTTCAAATGGTACAGCCTAAACTAATTAACTAAAGAATTACTTATATGAACAGAGATAAAATCATAGTAGGAGTAATTGCATTAGTCTTAATTGTTGGCTTTGCTGTTGTAGGTGTTAAAGCAGCTCAAACTTATGGAGCTGTATCTATCAACAATGTAGAGAACTTAACAATGAATGTTGAGGGAGCTGAAGTAGATGGTGAGATGTTTGGTGCATCTGGTACTAGATTCCCTAGTGGAATCAGTGCTGATAGCACTTCTCCAAATGCTGGGGAAGTAAGAGCCACAGATTTAAAATCTACTGATGATGTTATATTAACTGCTGCTGCATTTTGCATAGACTTTCATGCAACTTCTACAGATACTCAGTTAAGTATGACTGCATCATCTACAGCTACTATTGAAGGTGTAGATGGAGTTATGATGTTCAATTATGGCTCATGCCAATAAGAGATTACTCTTTAATCTTGCTCCTCTCCTGTAGGTAGGGGAGCAGGAACTAGGGAGGAACTAACTAACTAAGTAATAACAAGTATATGAAAAACAAAGGATTACTAGGATTCATCATTGCTCTACTACTAGGTGGTGGTGGATATGCAACCTATGACAATCTGGGAGCAGCTTCTGGACCAGGTTCATTCAATAACCTGACAAGCTATGCTACTTCTACCACTGCAGAGAATCCAGTTAAAGTATTGGATTTAGATGTTAATAGAAGATATGCACTATTTCAAAACAATAGTGATGCAGACATTTGGCTCTTTGCTACTACTACAGCTTTATCTATTGCTGGAACAGGAGCAGATAATACAGCTACAACCAGTATTACTGTACTAAATGGTGTATTGCTAGAAGCTAAGAAGGCTGGAGCTCCAGTAGCTACTTGGGAACTTACACCAGAGAACATGGTTTATAGCCATATCTGGGCTAGTTCAACTGCAGCTTCAAAGGAAATCATAGTAAATTATAAGTAATAATTAAAGGTATGTCCCAAACAATAACACAGGTAAAGGAATCCCTTACAGGTATGCTTCATGGTGGAACTTTGAATAAGGTTCGCAATATTGAAGCAATGTTTGAGAGGGCAGCCAATACAATGCTCCAGAAGATAGACCCAATAGAAACTATGAGGACTCAGGGTCTTACTAGTACAATCTGGGATGATGTATATAACTATGCATTACCTAGTGATTACAAGAAGATTATTGACTTGATTCCTCAAGATAAAAGAAACTCTCATGACAAAGCTACCAGGAAATATGCTGATAGGTTTGACCTGAGTAAGGCTTTAACTAGCAACCAAGTATCTATAGAGGGTCAAGATTCCTCTAAGATAATTAGAATTAACTGGAGGTCTAGGCAACCTAAGGTACTTAATACATTAAATAACCTAACTGCTAATGGTACTTGGGCTGCTGTAGCTACTGCTACCAACCTAGCTGCTGATACTATCTACTATAAATCAGGAGGTGGTGCAGTTAAGTTTGATGTTGCTGCTACTGGAGATGGAATAGATAATACTACAATGACAGCAGTAGATATGAGCAATGAAGATGAAGTTGCTGATGTCTTTGTCTGGTTCTATATCAAGAACTCTGCTGACCTAGCCAACCTAACCAATATAAACTGTATATGGGGTAATGACTTAACTACTGCTTACTGGACTCCAACTGTAGCTACCACTCAAGCAGATGGTAGTTCTTTTCAGGTGGGCTGGAATCTAGCTAAGTTTGCTTGGAGTACAGCAACTGAAACAGGTACTGTAGATAAAACAGCTATAGATTCAGCTAAAGTTATATTCACTGTAGGTGCTGCAATCACTCAGATTAGAGTAGATAGCATAGTCTTTGCCATAGGTAGAGCCTTTGATATTAAGTATTACTCCAAGTATATAATTAAAAACAGCTCAGGAACTCTTATCTCCCAGACTACAAGTGATGATGATACTGTTATCTTGGATAATGATTCAATGCAGATTTACTTACTAGAATGCCTTATTGCTGCAGCTCAACAGGTTGAAGGGACTGATAGTTCTTTTGATATAGGCTGGGCTAAACAAGAACTGAATGGAAACCCTAGAGCTACTGATGTAGTAGAGCTGGGAGGATTATATAAAAAGTATAGAGCTGAATACCCAACTCAATCTAAAAAGACCATAGGAGTCTATGGTTCTAAGCCTGCAAGAGGTAGGTGGTAATTAAAAAACTATGAAGAACTTTGGATTAGCAACTGAAACACTAGGGTATCAAAC